AGGCGAGTGTACCTGCTTGATCTCTCTTAGGATATTTGTCATTTCTCCTAAGATGAACTCAAGAATCCGTCAATGCCTTTCCTCGCAGTGGTCAACGGATTTATGAAACGAACACAAGTGGGAACTTGTTTAATTCGTAACTCCTCTACAGAGCGTTACTCGCCTTTAAATTTTTCGGGATTAGCTTTAACATAACTTCGTATATTAATGACATCACTACAGATGTATGCGTATTTAGAAGCAGGGTTAATCATGTATCCTGATGCGTGAAGCTGCTGACATTTCAAAATACGAACGAGGTGTTTATCATGCACTTGCTTGTCTAGTTCTTCTTTGGCTAGGTCTAGCTTTACTTTTGCTAAGTCGTTACAAGTTTTATTATCTCCCAGAGGTATCATAAAGCTCATCTGTACTCCCCAACCTTCATTGATGCTATAAGTTTCTTCCCCCTGTGCATCATTCCCTGTATAAAAAGGAGTTACAGCTAAAGTAGGTTGACTACAAACTAAGTTTCCAAACTGCTGTTTACCTGTCATTCCATTATTAATATTCATATTCTGGTTAATAATACTAGAATTACCAACCGCATTTGGTTGAGCCTGTACGTTTGTATCGCCTTCGGCTCTTGCTTTATTACTGACTAAAGACAGACAAAGAAGTGATAACGCTAGTAGTCGTAATCGTATCATTCTGTGTAATTTCTTCTAGTTTAGTTCCTGATGCTCTAGTAGTCACATTTAATGACCAATCAGCAGAGGTTGTATAAGGTGTAAATACTGCATCTGAAGCTGTTATTCCTCCGCTAGTAGCACTAGTAACTTGAATATTAGAGCCTTCCCAAGTGTTTAGAGAACTCCCATATTTCTGAGTAACTACGCTGCGAGTTATGGTTTGTGTAGTATTTTCAGTTCTGTTACTACTTCCAGTTGTCCAAGTGGGTAGTCCATTTGCGTAACAAGGAGCAACTAAAAATAAACCTAGTAAGAGTAGCTTTTTCATTTGATGCCAACTTTAGAGTTCTTATTATCTACTATAGTATCTTTTTTCTTCTTTATCTGAAACCCTAGTGAAGCAGTACTAGCTGAAAAAATACTTGCAATAAATGTCGGGTCAAAATCTACAATCTTTTTACCAGATGGCGGTTCATAGTATGAGAGAGATAATAGCGTTGCCGACCAAAGAAGTACGCAGACTTTGACAATGGTTTCAACTTTACTTGGCTCTTGATCTTCCATAAAAGTTAAGACTCTTGTTTAATACTACCAAGTTAGCTATGTTTGGAAAGTAACACAATAGTTATTATGCTAAAAATCTTAAAACCAATACTACTAAAATTCTTTACTACTACTGCTGTGAAGAGATTAGTAGTTGATTTGCTTAGAGCAATCTGTAAACAAACTAGCAATACGCTAGATGATCGTGCTGTGGATATGTTGGAGCAACAACTATTCCCAAAACTGAATTGATATGAACAATAGAGAATTTTTTAATGTTCTTATTGGCAATCCTCCACCTGAAATAGAACTTGAAATAGAACTTAAATGCAGGGAGGTTAAAGAACTACCAGACTTTGTTATCAAAGACTATTGTTGTGACCTTGTAAAACAGATAAGACTACAAGATATGTTACTTATGGCATCACTTATAAAGATTTCTGAAGCAGAAACTAGAAATTATCATCTTGAGAGAGAGCTAAAACAATATAGAAAGATACAAAAACAAGGATTACTAGGTAAAGTTAGGTATGTATTGTTTGGCAATAGAGCTAAAAAGTGATTATATTAAACAAAAAAGCTAGTAATTATGGATAGAAATTTAGAATTACTAAAAACCATACACTATGAGTTGGCTAAACATATACTTGATCTGATAAAAAGTGGCGAAGCAAAGGCAGGAGACTTAAACGTAGCTAGACAATTCCTAAAAGATAATGGTATCGAGTGTATTCCTGTAGAAAATAACCCAATAGAAGACCTTATGACCAATTTACCAGACCTAGAGACTATCCCTCCTAGCGAATTATAATTGCAAGAACTACCAGAAAAGCTACTTGACTTTAGATATTTCTTAATCGTTACTTGGAGACATCTAAGCCTACCAGACCCTACACCTGTTCAGCTAGATATAGCTGAATATCTACAACATGGGGCTAGAAGAAAGATCATACAGGGGTTTCGTGGTGTAGGTAAAAGTTGGATTACAAGTACTTATGTTGTTTGGCGATTAAGAATAGACCCACAACTAAAGTTTCTTGTGGTATCTGCCAGTAAAGACAGGGCTGATAACTTTACTACCTTTACTATGCGTCTTATAAACGAGATGCCTATACTAGCTCCACTAATCCCCAGAGATGACCAGAGAAACAGTAAGGTTAGCTTTGATGTAAGACCTGCCAGTGCCGATCACGCACCCTCCTGCTCCTCTAAAGGGGTCTTATCGCAGCTTGCAGGGAGTCGTGCTGATGAAGTCATAGCAGACGATTGTGAAGTGCCTAACAACAGCTTTACACAGCCTATGAGAGACAAACTAGGCGAAGCTGTAAAAGAATTTGAAGCCATATTAAAACCAAATGGAAAGATTACCTTCCTTGGTACACCACAAGTAGAAAATAGTTTGTACCTGACACTAGAAGAACGTGGCTATGAAACACGAATATGGACAGCTAGGTACCCAAACCATAAAAACAACTATGGAGATCGCCTTGCTCCTCGTATTGCAAAGAACTTATCAGAAGGAATTGCAGAACCAAAAGAGCCTGTTGACCCTATAAGGTTCTCAGCCATTGATCTAATGGAGCGTGAAGCGTCTTATGGGCGATCAGGGTTCAATCTACAGTTTATGCTCGATACGACCCTCTCAGACCAAGATAGATACCCCTTAAAAATTAACGACCTAATAATTATGTCGGTCAATAAAGAATACGCACCTGAAAAAGTTATATGGTCTAACTCTCCTGAGTATGTAATTACTGATTTACCCTGCGTTGGATTCAATGGAGACAGGTATCATAGACCTGCACAGGAGTTCGGAGACTACATTGAATACACAGGAAGCGTAATGTTCGTAGATCCCAGTGGAACAGGAAAAGACCAGACAGCTATATCCTGTGTAAAGATGCTAAATGGTAACTTATTCGTTACAGAGTGCTTCGGTTTGTCGGGAGGTTACAGCGATAGAGTCCTAGAACGCATAGCTAGAACCGCAAAAGTCAATAAAATCAACACGATAATCGTAGAACAGAACTTTGGTGGTGGTATGTTTTCACAATTACTAAAACCTTTCCTAATGACTTACCACCCTTGCGAAGTAAAAGACGTGCGAAATACCAAAACTAAAGAATTACGCATAATTGACACGCTAGAACCTGTAATGAACTCTCATAGACTTATTATTGACCGCAAAGTTATAGATAATGACTTTAGATCAAACCCTGATGAGACTCCTGAAAGAAGACTTAAACTGCAACTTGCCTATCAACTTAGTCGTATTTCCAGAAACAAAGGTTCGCTAGTTCATGATGACCTTTGTGACTCACTTGCAGGTGCAGTTGCATACTGGACAGACTATATGGCTCAAACTGAAGACATGAATATTGCTAAAAGACATGATGAATTACTTAATACACACCTAGAAAACTGGGGTGCTTTAGTAAATAACACAATATCCCAATCCGCTATGGGTATGACTCCTACTCAGATAAGAAATTCTAATGTACCTGATGATGGTTTCATAAGCGGAGCTTATTAGGTTGCACTATAGGAGAATACTGGTAATACTCTCCGCCATGACAATAAGATTACACTAGGATTTTCTGAGTGGCGTCTATCCATCTCGTACAAAGATTTTCCTGTGTGATCTTATTCAGAAAAAATTTTGGCGAAAAAATCTGAAGCCCTTTACACTCTCTCGGAAACTTAGTTACCCCGTATCGAAAATTTTTTTTTCTTTTGATTTCTTGACAAATTGACTATAAATAAGTCAAAAGTGTTGCTATCACTGGACTTTAAGAATATTACTACTATTCTTGAGGCTCTTTGCGGGTCAAAATTTCTAGGTTGTATTTATTTTTCTTTTTAATCGGTTAGGGGCTAGGGTCAAAAAATATATAAGGGTCATAGGGAATCAAAAATAAGTACGGATAAAAACCAAAAGAAACAAAAGAAAATAAAGAAATAAAAAACTAGTACAAAAATAAAAAACGTGCGACCAGAGAGATTGATACATTTGTACTATGTTCAATGATACCAAGGGATTACAGCGACAACTTAACAAACAGTAACAATATTTTGTACTACTTTGATGAGTACAAAAGGAGCTACAAAAGAATATATATATATAATATTTTTATTAATTACTTGACATACTGAATACAGTATGTTTAATATATGAATGTACCTTGAAAAATAAATACTTGGATTGGCGGAGCTATCGGGCTGTCACTTGCGTCAGGCACGCTCTCACACTGATACGAATTAAGGTCGGGTGGGAACTGAGGTCACGCTCCTCAAGAAGAGTATTTCATAACTGTTAACTGCAAACTGGCAAGGCTCACTAGTTAACAGTAAACCTGAAGGTTTCTAGGAAGGCTTTATGACCCTTCCTTGAAGCACTCATGCTTCATTCTTTATCACAAAAAAACCATGACTATTTCACAAAAACCAAGAGTAAAAGTTGAAGAAGAAATCCTTAATGATTTCATGAGGATTCTTGAAGAGAACAAAGATTCTAGGAATCCTTGGAGCAAACCTTGGAATCCTAGCTCTTCTGAAGGCCATATCAATTTCTTAACTGGTAATCGTTATCAGGGCATGAACGTAATTATTCTTGAGATGTATCAATTCTCTAAGGGTTATGAGTTGCCTTGTTGGATAGGTTATCAGCAGGCCAAAAAAGAGTTTAACTGTGTTCCCAAACGTGGCTCAAAAGCTGCTCGCATAGTCAGGCCAAATCCTATCAAGATTGATGCTAAAGATGACAACGGCAACCCAATTCTTGATAAAGAGGGCAACCCTGAATTTTACATGAAAATGACTTTTAAGGGTGCAACTGTTTTCAATGTCGCTGACCTAGTCGGACTTGATGAGAAATCACAACAAAAGCTAGATCAAAAGATTGCTGACTTCAAGACTAAGTGTGTTGAAAATGCAAGGCCACTTGCTGAGAGATGCAAGGAAGCTCATGATCGTTTAATGACTTTCAAAGATGAGCTAAAAGGTACTCTCAATCATGGCTCAGATTCAGCCTACTATCGTGACGATATTGATTCAGTGACTATGCCAAATCGTGAGGACTTCAAGAATGATGAAGCCTATCTTTCAACACTTGCTCATGAGTTCTCTCATGCTACAGGTCACAAAGATAGACTCAATCGCAAGTGGCTCAATGAGTATTCAAAGTACAGGCCACAAGAGGAGTTGGTTGCAGAGTTCTCAAGCGTACTCATAGCTAATAGGCTACAGATCACTTGTGACACTCAGAACCACGCTTCATACCTTGGCGGGTGGGCTTCAAGAATCAAAGACTCTAAGAACCCTGCACAAGAGTTATTCAAGGTGTTTGCATACGCTTCCAAGGCTGCTAATACAGTACTTGGCGAAGCTTAATCAAGAAGGTTTCTAGGAGGGCTTACGAGCCTTCCTTGAAGTCCTCTATGACTTCACTTAAAAAACTACAAACGGAGAAAAAAATTATGGGATTCAATCCTACAATGTTCGATCATCAAAGAGCTTTTGCTATCGCTCTTTCTACCAACAATAGAGTCGGTCAGATGATGCGATCAGGTCACGAGATTATGTTCCAATACGGAACTGAAACTGTGCTTTGTTTTAAGCACGCT